CAGCTCAGGCAAATCAAGACAATTCTGTCGTATTATGATGAGCAGAAGTGGTAGAGGTGTTGTATATCGTGTAGAGGATATTGACAAAGCGAGTAATGCAGGTGTGAATAAGTCTTTTGGGCATAAAGGCAAAGCATACGATTTATTTAGATTCAAAGGTGGGGTTAACTGTGGGCATAGATGGGAAGAGGTCTTATATAGACTAAAATCTAAAACTATGAAAAAGGTAATCCAAAACTACGATGAAGTAGATAAGATACCTAAGTCTTATTCGCCTACACCACGAGGATATAAGGATGCAGAGAAAGCACCAAAGGACATGCCAAATAACGGACACCACCCAAATTATAAAGGATAATGGCAACAGCACTATTTATATCACGTACAGACCTTGTTAAAAATAGTATCATTGATGGTAATACTGATACAGACAAGTTTATCCAATTTATCAAAATAGCACAAGAGATTGAGGTGCAGAACTATTTAGGTACTGACCTCTACAATAAGATTAGCGCAGATATCATTGCAGGTACGCTTACAGGCGATTATCTTAACCTTGTAAATGATTACGTTCAGCCCATGCTTATATGGTGGGCGCAGGTATCGTATTTGCCTTATGCTGCGTATCAAATTAAAAATGGTGGTGTATTTAAGCACACATCAGAGAATAGCGAAAGTGTAAGCAAATCAGAGGTTGACTACTTAGTAGGTAAGGCACGAGATACAGCAGAGTATTACACTCGTAGATTTATTGACTATATGAGCTTTAATAGCTCTACGTTCCCTGAGTATAATAGCAACTCAGATAGTGATGTTTATCCTGATAAAGATAGTTTATTCAACGGATGGGTACTGTAAGATACAAACCAAAAGATAAGAACATAGTTAAATTAAAAAGATTTTTGCAAAAGAACGAAAGTAAAGTATGGCAAATCTTCAAAACAAAAGAATAAAGGACACCTACGAGGGGCTAATCAAAACTAATGATAACAATGCTATCAGTAGTGAGGTTGAGCTTACCGATGGTGCAGGTAATGGTACAGGGGTAAGCGTATCTACTGATGGGCGTGTAGTGGCATCAGGTATTATTTCTTTTGGTTCTTTGAAAGATACAGGCGAAAACATTACAATTACAAAGTTTGTTGATGAAGCAGATGGGATTGCAAACAATGATAACGACACTTCTATCCCTACTGTTGCAGCAGTTAAAGATTATGTAGATAGCACCGAACTTGATACTGTTACAAGCGTAAACACGCAGACAGGCGATGTAGTATTAGATACGGACGATATAAGCGAAGGATCAAGCAATCTATACTATACAGAAGCTCGTGTAAGCGCAAATACAAGCGTAGCAGCTAACACCCTTAAAAACACTTATCCTTCTGCTGATGCAACTAAGGTAGGGCATATCACAGTAACACAAGCTGTTGATTTAGATACCTTAGAATCAAACGTAGCTACAAACAACGCTAAGATTAGCTTTGACTCTACGAGTAGCACAAAATTAGCAGGTATAGAAAGTGGTGCAGAAGTGAACCCAACAAGCACCGATCAATTAAGCGAGGGTTCTACAAACTTATATTATACTGATGCTCGTGTATCAGCTAATAGCGCAGTAGCAGCTAATACAGCAAAAACAGGCATAACCTCGCAACAAGCAGCAGATATAACCACGAACAATGCAAAAGTTGGCATAACGACAGATCAGGCAAACGCTATTACTACCAACTCTGCAAAAGTATCTTTTCCTGAAGCCCCTAATGATGGCGATTCTTATGTAAGAAAAAACGAAGGTTGGGAAAGTTTAACACACCCTACCGATGCAGTTACTTCTGTAAATGGCGAAACAGGTGTAGTAGTTTTAGATTCAGACGATATTACAGAGGGTACATCTAATTTGTACTTTACCGATGCAAGAGTGGCTGCAAACTCTGCTGTTACAGTTAACACAGCTAAGGTAGGAATCACTACACAACAAGCAAGTGATATTACCACAAATAACGCTAAGGTTGGCATTACAACTCAACAAGCTGCTGATATAGTTACAAACAATGCTAAGGTCGGAATTACCACACAACAGGCATCTGATATTACTACTAACAATGCGAAGGTGGGTATCACGACTGACCAAGCTAATGCAATCACAGCAAATACTGCAAAGAATAGTTATCCAAGTGCAGATGCTACAAAAGTAGGATTCATAAGTGTTACTCAGGCAGTAGATTTAGACACCATAGAAAGCGATGTAGCAACGAATAACGCCAAAGTAGGTATAACTACCCAACAAGCGAGTGATATCACAACTAACAACGCTAAAATAAGTTTTGACAGTGCTTCATCAACAAAGCTCGGCAATATTGAAGAGAACGCAGATGTTACCGATACTGCAAATGTTACAGCAGCAGGTGCATTGATGGATAGTGAAGTAGATGCAGATATCAAGACTTTAAGTTTACCTGCTAATACAACTATCAGCACTTTTGCTCAATCGTTTTTAGACGATGCAGATGCAGCGACAGTTAGAGCTACAATAGGCGCAGGTACTTCTGATTTTGATGGTGCTTACTCAAGTTTGACAGGAACGCCAACAATACCTACAAACAATAACGAACTTACAAATGGTGCGGGGTATATAACAGATGGTAATACAGGTTGGGATAACAGCTATGGATTTATTACAGCATCATCTACTGACACGCTTACAAATAAAAGTGGTAATATATCTCAATGGACTAATGATTCAGGATATACAACAAATGTAGGTACAGTTACAAATGTTACAGTAGGTACAGGTTTAGATGTTACAAGTGGCACAACAACCCCTGCGCTAAGTTTAGACCTATCAGAGTTTACAGATATGACTGCTGATATGGTAGAAACAGACGAGTTTATTGTGCTTGATAATGGCGCAGAAAGACGTAAGGCAGTAAACGAAATAAAATCAACTCTATTTAGCAACAATGATCTTTACAAGGTTATAGGTATTGCAACAGATCATTCAAGTAGAGTGCTATCAGATAGTGGCACATCAGAGGGTGCTACAAGTATTATGCAAAATTTTGAAATTTTAATAGCGAACTAATGAGTTTATACGATAAAGCAAGTATAGCGTTAATACCATCAGGAACTAAAGCGAGTAAGCTGTATTCAGTTTTACCTGCTAATGGCGATGGGGATTTTAACGCTACAAGGGGTTCAACAGCAACGAGAATTAATAAAGATGGGCTAATAGAAACTGTTGCTACAAATGTGCCAAGATTAGATTATCCTGTAACAAGTGGTATTGTAGGCGATTGCCCTCATTTACTTTTAGAGCCAAGCTCAACAAACAAATTTCCATACTCAAATCAAAAGGTATCAGGTGGACTTGAAACTTTTGGCGCAGGTACAAATTCAATAACAGTAACAAATAATTATGCGACTTCGCCTGATGGTAGTCTTAATGCGATGAGAATGGTTGCAACTTGTGGCAGCACATCATCTGATAGAGCAGGGCTAAGAGATACAATTACCATGAGTGCTGCAAGTGCTACATTAAGTTTTCACGCAAAATCAAACACAAGTTTAACCCAAACAGTTGCCATACATTATAACGGAACAAATAAACAAACAATTACACTAACTACTGAATGGCAAAGATTTACTTATTCACTTACATCAAATACAGCAAATAATGCAGGTGTTGAAATAAGAGGTGGCAGCACAGATACAAGTGTTGATGTTTTACTTTTTGGCTTTCAACTTGAACAATTAGAGTATGCGACTTCATATATAGCAACAGAAAACAACGCAAGTGGTGTAACACGTTCAGCCGATGTTTGTAATGGTTCAGGAACAAGTGCAGATATAAACAGCGAAGAGGGTGTGTTGTTTGTAGAGTTTGCAGCACTTGATAATGATTTGTCAGAAAGAAGATTCGGTATAAGTAATTCAACAACAGGTAATATAGTAAGAATAGGGTTTACGAGTGTAAGCAACAGAATTTTAGGCGTTATATATAATGGTGGAAATCAAGCTGTTTTAACTACTCAATCATACACAATAACTGATTTTCATAAAGTAGCACTGAAATACAAACAAAACGATTTTGCTTTATGGGTTGATGGTACAGAAGTAGCTACTGATTCAAGTGGTACTACGTTTGCAGCAGATTTATTAAGCGAACTTGCTTTTGATAATGGTGGTGGTGGTAACTTATTTTTTGGTAAAGTAAAACAGACGTTAGTATTTAACGAAGCACTAAGCGATAGTGAATTAGCAACTTTAACAAGTTAAAAAAATGGCGATATTTAAAAAATATGAGTTTAACTCACAGGAACAAGCAGAACAAAAGATAGCTGCTTTGCCACACGATACAGACGATGAGGGTAATGAGTATCCTACACATCAGCACACTATCGTAAAACTTGGTTATCTATGGGTTACAGAACCTACTTTTGACGATGAGGGTAATGTAGAAACTGAGGGCGTTGCATCTGATAGCTATTCTGTTGATGTATTGTGGAATGATTTAGATAGCAGCCCTTATGGATGGGCTTCTTACGAAATAACAGTAGAAGGTAATGGTGTACATACCTTTGCAGGGTGGAACTTTAACGAGCAATAAAAATGGCAGATTTGTCTAAAGATACTAAATTCAGTATGAGCATAGAAACTATTGTATCTCTTGCAGTAGCTATCAGTACAGCAACAGCGTTTTACTTTAGCTTAAAAGCACAGATAAAAGAAGCTATGGAATTACCTGAACCTGTTATCTCAAGACAAGAGTACGACTTAAAAGATAACGCTATCCGTTCAGAGATTATGAATAATCGTGAGCTGATAGAAAAGAACTTTGAAAAACTTGAACTAATTGAGCAGCGTGTATATGAATTAAGATGAGAACTTTTATTATCTTAGCGTTTTTGTTATTTAGCCCTTCTTCTTTAGGCGAAGTAGAAAAAGCGGATATTACAGTGCTACAAGTTAATACACAATGGAACAAACAGCACAATATAGACCTTAATGGGCTTATAGGTTGTGAAGTACAATTTGCTTGGTTAGAAGAGCAAAACGATGATTTTAAGAAACAAGTACAAACAGTACCCCTTATAGTTGTTTATCACAAAAACAAACCTGTACGCCAATGGTCTGCTGATCTAAGTTTTAAGTTAGACGTTGATATAAACGAAATACAAAACGTAGTAGACAAATTATGAAATACTTTACTTACACAGAGTTTGATAGCCCTGATGAAGTAGGCAGTGGTAAGAAAATGCACCCTAAACTACTTGTAATGCTTGATATGGTAAGGGATAAGTTTGACAAACCTATTCACATTACATCAGGATATCGTACAGTAGAACACAATGCACGAGTAGGGGGTACAGAAAACAGTAGCCATTTAAAAGGGTTAGCTGTTGATATAGCGTGTAATAATTCAATAGATAGATATCACTTACTTAATTGTTTGTTAGATGTAGGATTTACACGCATAGGTGTAGGTAATACATTTATCCACGTAGATATTGACAAAGAGAAAGCAAATGAAGTAATATGGACTTATGCGTAGTTTTTCAATTATACTACTTTTCCCTACATCGTTTATAACAGGTATATCTTATTACCCTGCAACAGGTAGGTACAAATTTGACGAGCTGAATATATACTTATTTTTCATTCAATTACAATTTAGAAAATATGAGTAAAAAGAAGTTTAAGGACACGAAAGTAGGTAGATTCTTAACATCAGTAGGTTCTACGCTTGGCGATGGTATGGGCGATATATTGCCTGACAATGGCGTTTTAGGCGTGTTTAAGCGACTTATAGCAAAAGATAGTACCCTTACCCCACAAGACAAAGAAACTGCCTTAAAACTGCTTGAAATGGATTCTAAAGAGATTCAGGAAGTAAGTAAGCGTTGGGATTCTGATATGCAAAGTGATTCATGGTTGAGTAAGAATGTAAGACCGATAACGCTTATATATCTTACCCTTGCCACTACGATCTACATTGTGCTTGATAGCTTACAGATAGACTTTAAGATAGATGAAGCGTGGATAGAATTACTTAAAACTTTACTTGTAACAATCTACGTAGCGTACTTTGGTAGCAGAGGTTTTGAAAAATTTAAAAAAATCACTAAGTAGTATATATATATATATTATAATTAGTATATTTATAAATATATATTTAGTATATATT